CTTGGGGCAGGAATACTCCACCTTCCTCAAGCGCACCCAATACCTGCCCGGATTCCCCGCCAGATGCCCTATGCCGGGGCAACCTCGGTGGAGGGCTGAATCTGTGACTGCTTGGGCGTTGGGAATGGAGGAAATGAATGGCTAGTTATTCTCAAATCCGGTCTGGGAAATGGAAGGCCCAAGTAATGCGAAAGGGCGTCAGAAAATCACGCAGTTTTGAGACGTTGGAGGATGCTCAGAAATGGGCAACGGAAGCTGAATTGAAAATACTGAAACTTGGCGTCCTTGAAGAGTCTGTTATCGAGGGGAAGGATCTGACGAGAATCTACGTCAAGGCGAAAGAAAATGCCAAAGCCCGAGGGATTGAGTTTTCCATTAATAGGGATCACGTTGTAATGCTATTCGGGAAGGCGGGGAATAGGTGCCAGATAACCGGCATCCCTTTCAACGCCTTTCGTCCCGTAGGAAGCACTAAACGGCCTTGGTTCCCTAGTTTGGACAGAATCGACTCATCCAAGGGCTATACGCTAGACAACTGCCGTATGGTCTGCGTAGCGGTTAATTTTGCGATGGGCGAATGGGGAGAATGGGTTTTACGGGCAATTGCTGAGGCAATCGTCCTCGGCGCACCTGGGGTGTTGAGAAACGGGACAGATGCCCCACCCTACAAATTTAACGCACTTGGCAAAAATCCCACGGAGCGCCAGAAAATCAGAAGAATGATGCGCGGGAAACCCACTGCAAACCCACAGGAAAAATCACTTTCCGCAAGTGCTTGAATAATATGCAAATACTTTATCAAACGAGTCCCTTCCTCGGCACCAAGGCATTGTCTCACAAGGAATTTTTCATAGGGACGGTGCTTCTCAAAATAGTCCAAAATAGGGACTATTTTAGTATTTCTGAACCCACAGAAAACCCACGTGGCTGCTTTCTACAAACTTCCATCAGGACTATGGCGAGCGCAGATCAATCGCCGTGGAGTAAGGCAGTCGCAATCGTTTCCCACGAAGGGAGCGGCTCAGGCGTGGGCATCTCAAATAGAAACAGAACTATCTCAAGGGGCTTTTCGGGAAATACCGGACAAGTCTTTCGGGGATCTTCTGGAGAGATACAAAACAGACGTATCAGCCCACAAGAAGGGGGCCAGATGGGAGTCCGTGCGGATAGCCCTTCTGAAGCGAGATACGCTGACCTCTGTGAAGCTGCGGAGGCTGGACGCTACGGACGTAGCCGGATGGAGGGATCGGCGCTTAAAGGCCGTTTCAGAGGCTTCTGTAAGGCGGGAATGGAACCTTTTATCTCACGCCTGCAATATTGCGGTCAGGGAATGGAAATGGCTCAAGGAAAACCCGTTCCAAGGGGTCAGGAGACCGAAAAGTGGCAAAGACCGCGACAGGATCGCCACTGCCGATGAACTTTCTCGACTTCGGAGGGCTGCTACGTCGCCAGCGAAGCAAAAGGCGCTTGCCGCGTTCGCCTTGGCTACAGAAACGGGTATGCGTGCCAGTGAGTTGTGCAGAATGGAGCGAATCTCTGCAACAGTTGCGCGGCTTTCGGACTCCAAGAACGGGACTAGTCGGCTCGTCCCTCTATCGTCTGAGGCGCAATCTATTCTGCGCGAGAACGACTTTTCCACCCTCACGCCGGGACACCTCGATGCGGTTTGGAGGAAACTTTGCCGTGAGGCCAAGGTCATAGATTTGCACTTTCACGACTCTAGGCATATGGCGATAACGCAGATTGCCGGGAAACTGGACGTTCTGGAACTCGCCCGAATGGTAGGCATCAAGGATTTGCGGGTTTTGATGGTGTACTACAATAAATCTGCCGAGGACATCGCGAAGAAGCTATAGCCTTCCAGAATCTGGCAAGATCGTGCCAAATTACCCCATTTAGGAACGGGCATACCCTATTTGGAAATCACTTCTTGGCAAGCGTGGCGATTGTCCCGTCCTTCGTTTGGCTGGAATTGCTGGAGCCATAGTAGAAATTGACGATAGCGCCCCATGCAGCGCCCAAAGCCCCTAGCATCAGCAATAGAGCCTGATTGTCGGCAGCTTTCAGGGTTCCGGTCATCATCCCAATGAGGATGCCAAAAAAGCCCACAGTCACCACAACCGCCAGAATGCCGGGGATCTTACTGCCCGTCGCCTTTTGCATGTCCCTGGCGTTCGCCCTGTCTGCGGCGTCCAGCTTTTCAGGGTCTAGCTTGTGTTCCTCGCAGAACTTCTTGAAATCGAGTTCTGCCGCTTTCAGGGAGGCCAGTTGATCGGGGGATAGTTTCCCGCTGTTCAGAACGTCCGTAACGGCTTGTACGGTGGCTTCCTTGACGCCTAGCTTGTCCGCTATGAAGGACGCTGCTGCGCCTCCTAACGGGCCTGCTAGGGCCGTTCCAAGAAGGGGGGCAATCTGCTTAATCCAGTCCATTACGCGACCTCGTAATTTTTGCCGTCATGGGTGACTAAAACCGTTCTCTGTTCTCCCCCGAAGTCCAAATGCGCCCATCCCCCTGTCGGACTGTTCGGAAACTCCACAATCGCCTTCCTGAACGGGATTTCTGACTTTCTCAGTTCTTCGATGATCTGCGCGGGAGAACCGAATAACGGGCAGGTGAGGTCTATTGCGGTGCCTTCCATGTGGGCAGATTTCGCCGCTCCACCCACGGCAGCATTGACCTTCGGGGATCTGTACCAGCTATGGACGTTCACCGGATGGCCTAGTAAGTCTCGGAGCCTGTCTGCGGCTTGGGCGGTGTCCAGAATCACCGCTTTAATATCCTCGCTCGGCGTGTTGTCTATGCCCTTCCGTGTTGCGACCATTGACCCTACTGCTTCTTGCCAACTGAAATACCGAGAAATCATCAAATAGCGCCTCTAAACTGACCGAATATTTCCTGAATCTTTTGCCATACGGGGACCGGAACCATCACGCATCCTTGCGCTTCACAGGCTTCCTTTATTTGCGCGTCTTGTTCCTTAGTCAAATAGCGATTTTCAGCGCACGCTGAAACAAGGAAAACCAATGCGAAAACTGACAGTTTCATGGGCGTTCCTCATGTCGTAAAAAGTGGCGAATTCCGACACATTCCGGCTATATTTCGAAATGCGTTACGGCTCCATCTGCTTCGATAGGTAATCCCCGACTTCTTCCAATGCGTTTTTTGCCAAGTGCCACTCAATGAGGGCATCTGAATATTTCCCCCGCCGTATGTCCTCTTGCATCCGTCGCCAGAGTTGCGGAAGGGCAGTGGTGTAATAGGAATAGTCCCGTTGTTCTTTTTGCATCAGGAGTAGGCTTTCTCCAAGAATTTCAGACTCACTTCCATGAGGTCGTAATGTCCGTCCTCGACTTCATGCTTCATGATGATTTGCCGCCTCTGAGAGTTCCCCTGCGCCCCTAGATAATCTTCATCGTGCAGGTAGCACGTCCCGCAGAACATGGCGCGTTTTTGCGTCTTTTTGTGAATGGCGTGATCGGTAAATTGAACATGGCCCATCGTGGCCGAGCGTTGGCGCTCTCTCAGTAACGCAGCCGCACTTGATACCGGGCGACCCATAACCCCGCTGGTAAAATAATGGGAGTATTCAACCCCGTCGATGGTTACGACTTTCAGGAAGTCATGAACCGACCACCCGTATTCCCTAAGCCCCAGATCATCAAGGTCGAACTTCCCCATGAATTCTGGGTTTTCATCAACGATCCGCGAAAGTCTTATTTCGTGGTTCCCTAGACAGAAGTGCATCTCCGGCGCGTACTTCTCTCGGGCTGTCCTATTGAAATCCTCTATGGGCTTCAGGAACTTCTCCATAGCGGTCTTGCCTGCCTTTACGTCATGGACGTATCTACGTCCTTCAAAGGCGAGTTTTCCTTTGTCGTATCTGGAAAGACTCGGGAAGTCCCAAAAGTCACCAATGCAGATAATGGCGTCGGGCTTTTTCTCTACCGCGTAATTACCAATCCATCCGAGATGATCGTTTTGAACACCTGGCTTACTCTGCACATCCGGTATGACCATGTGCATCCGGCCTAGCCGTTGCCGCTGGTAGATCCTTGGGGCGTCTTTCTTGAAGGTCGGTCTAAGCCCCTTCAACCGGGCCTGATTGACTCTAAATTCAAGTGTGCTTCTAGGAACGTCTGTTGCGCCAGCTTTGATGGCTAGATGGGTGCTTCCGTATTCTTCAACGAGGTCTAACGACGCTATCAGCAAATCATCCGAAACCATTTTGGTACGCATCTATTTTGGCTTCCTTATGACGCGTCGCTTTCGGATCATTCTTTTGGGTATTTGTATGCGCCCGTTGTTGTTTCCATTGGCGTCTATCGTTGAAGCAATCACCACATGGTCAGACGTTTCCTTAACGAGAAATCCTATCGTCGTTGCGATCTCGGCTTCTGTTTCCAAGTCCTCCGCAGCCTCCCAACCGTGAGAAGTCGCGGCATCGTCCCAACTGATCTCAACTAGCGGGTAGGTCAATGGAACCTCGAAGAAATGAAGTAATAGGCTTCGTCACCCGCAGACAGGCACATCCTTCGCCCGTCCGTGAATATGAAGATCCACTCGCGCTCGACATCATCAAACCCAAACGCCGCGACAGGAACGCCTTTTAGCTCGTCCAGTTCATCGTCTGAGGGTTCGGATAAGGTCGTCGGCATGAGCATTTACCCTCGCTAGTTCGTGTCTGAACTCCATTCGCTGTATTTCGCAGCGACGGGCCAAGAACCTCATCACGTACTGATAGAGCTTCATCCTTGGCCGGTCTTGGCTGCTAGTGCTACTTTGACTTCGTTCATCGCGTCCACCAGCTTCCCGAAGGCTTCCAACATCTTCTGTCTGTCCTCCCGTTCTTCCCTTCTCCAGACGATGTGTAAGTAACCAAGGAAGATGCACAACATTGTCGGGATGAGTTCCGGGTTTTTTCTCACTGCCTCGAAAAGAACATTCACCAGCGGCAGAAATTCCATTTGATCGCTCCAGCAAGCGCATAGTTAGCAGTCCTTTGGGGATGCAGTCATGGGCGTTCAGAAAGGAACGCGACTTGTAAAAATTGGCTAACTCTGCAAACTTGCCTGATATTCCGAAATGACCGCAGGCGTCCATACCGCTTGAGCGATAGCAACGACTTTTGCATCTTCTCCGCTCAAATCTGCTCCAGGCGATAGAACGTGCCTGTGATAGTTTTTCGCGATCTCAACGCCATCCTTAAAAACAAGGTCGGCTCTACGGACTTGAATAAATCCATTTCTTGTCACTTCTACTTGGTCAATAACAGATTGTTCGGTAATCATCTTTTTCCCTTAAACAAAATACGTTGCAGTTAGAACGACTCCTGCTGTAGTCACGCCGGTTGTAGGCGGGTACATGGTCGTTGAAAACAGCAAACCGCCCTGCAACTGACCGCCAGTAAGCAAAGCCGCAGAACATGAACTAAACCCCGGATTTGCGACCGTAAATGGGAGGCCGGTTACTGTTGATGTGATGGTCGTTGCCGATACGTCGGTCGCGGGAGAAACTAGGCCAATTACCGTAACTTGTCGCCCTACTTTTACATATCGCCCTGTCAGTGTTGGCGACCCGGTATTCGTCCAATTAACCAGCGCAAGCGTCCAACTTCCTTCTTCGTAATCATCAAGCGTATTGGCATTTGCGCTTGCGTTTTGCGAAGCCGGGAATTGAATTTGTCCCGCTGACGCTCCAGATATATCAACAAGTCCCTGTGGAGTTAGCGTTCCTGAAAATGTTCCAGTCGTGCCGCTCCACGGCCCCATTCCTGTATATGTTGGGGTTCCGCTTCCCGTCTGCGTCCCGCTGATGGTCGCCGCGCCAATGGTCTTATTGGTCAGAGTTTCGGTGCCGGATAGCGTTGCTATGGTTCCATCAAAATTCGGGGCAGTGAGTACGCGGGTTGTTGCTGCTGAAAAGCCATCCACTTCAAATCTAAGCTTTTTAGTCCCGTCCGAACTTCCAGTAATGATTGCGTCGGTATCTAGGAAAGGTCCCGACCTCGACAGCGTCAGGAATCCATTGGCCCCTGTG